AACTATTAACTTAACTAACTTATTTTTCTATGTTAATCATTATTAGCTAATATTTACTAGTAAGTTTTAAATAACATACTACAATATCTGATGTATGCAATTCAATAGAAACACAGTAACACTGTCAGTAAGTCATCAAGCAATTCCTATTTTTGAATCGCTAAATCAGATTAAACCTGAAAATATCAGTTTCAGTCTATTTTTAGCAGAAGTTGCAAATGACTTTGTACAAAAGAATAGAAAATCAGCTAGACTAACAGATTTTGATCATGAGGATGTAACAGCCGAGTTACCACTGTTTTATGCTAGTATATCAAAATGGGAAAAACATGTAAACTCTTTAAACTCTGATGACTTTAAAAAACTACAGAGAAGATTATCTCAACTAGGAAATCTTATAAGTAAACAAACGGAAAAAAGATTATGATGAAAAATCCAATGACAGATTCAGCAATTCAAGATGCTATCTATGAGATTCTTAATCATAGAGAATGGTATGATAAATTATCAGGTTTGAGACCTACTGACACAGTAACAGTAGATATATCTAATGATGATTTCATCGATTTATATCTTCTACGCCAAGGTGATTTTATGACATTGTTTAGAAATGCAATCTTTAGAGTATTACAACAAAGACTTGTAGGAATAGATATACCTACAGCATTTGAACAATTAAAAGTCAAACTTACATCTGGTAATATAATACATATGAGGGATATTAACTCCAAAAAGGAGGGTGAAACCATATGTTTTGAAGCCACAGTTATAGCAACTGATGCACCAAAGACGTATATTAAGAGTGCTGACTTAGAATGTTCCAAGTGTTTTACTACAGAACATGCAACATGTGGATTTGATAGGTCTATGCCTATATTATTCTGTATGAATTCTGGATGTGGTAGGTCTAGAATGGATGTTACTAAGAAAGGTGTCATAACTGATGATATTCAAACTATATTATTACAACAACCATTAGAACATGCAGATAATAATTCACCAATACTATTCTATGGTAAATTAATAGGTGATAATGTAGGAACTTCTTTTATCGGTCAACGAAAAAGAATAGTTGGTATATTTAGATCAGTAATAAAACCAAAAGATGAAGAGCATGAAGTAGTAATTGATATACTATCAATCAATGATATGGATGATAATAGAGATATGTTACCTACACATGAAGAAATGGTTAAATTATTAAAGGAATCCAAGGATGATGACTTTATTGAAAAACTAATTCATAGTTATGCACCTGATATTTTTGGGTATGAGGACATTAAACTATCATGTTTACTCCAATTAGTAGGGGGTGTCAAGACAAAGAAGAGGGGTGACATCAATATTTTACTAGTAGGAGATCCATCAATGGCAAAATCTGAACTGTTAAAATATGGTAAAAGTATAACACAAAAATCAGTATATACATCTGGTAGAGGTTCTACAAGTGCTGGATTAACAATAGGTATGGTAAAATTATCTGATGGTAGAATGGTAGCACAAGCTGGAGTATTACCTTTATGTTCTGGTGGGTATGCATTCATAGATGAGTTTGATAAAATGGGTAAAGATGACAGATCTTCTATGCATGAAGCAATGGAACAACAAACAGTAAGTATTGCAAAAGCAGGAATATCTTTGACACTTGAAGCAAAAACAAGTATCATGGCAGCAGCCAATCCAAAATTTGGTAATTATGATCCTGACTTATCATTAATGGATAATATAAACATACCAAGTCCACTATTATCAAGGTTTGATTTAATATGGCTTATTAGAGACTCTGTAAATATAACAGAGGATTCATTGAAAGCTAATCACATACTTGATGGATTTGATGATACTGAAAAACAAAATGAATGTAGGTTTACTGACAAGGAACTTACATCATTCATTAATAGGGCAAAAAAATATACGCCAAAAATTACCAAAGAAGTAAGGGATGAAATAGTAAGTATATATGAAAAACTCAGACAGTCAACTAATCAGGAATTAAATGTTGGTATTAGACAACTTGAAGCTATGATTAGATTATCAATGGCTCATGCTAAACTAAGGTTTAGAGATAATGTAGAAATTGATGATATAAAAGCAGTCAAGGGTTTATTAGTAAAGATGTTTGATAACTTTGATATTGACATATTACAAAATAACCAGCAACAATCAACACTTATTGGTAGTTCTGGTAGAATGTCTAAACAACAATTACATCTACATATATGGGATCAATGTAAAGATAAAGATGGATGTGTTAAAATGAACGAGTTCTTTAAAAGACTTGCTTCCGAAGGCATAGATGAGTTGGCAAGACAAAAAATATTTGGTGACTGGGAAAAAACTAATCAAATAAAAGTGATGGCAAATGGTACGTGGAAAAGAACATAAGAGTAATATAGGTAAAGATATATCAGAAGATATGTCTGAAACCGTTGAAGAATTACAAGTACCCACATTAGATTTATCTGTAGGTCAGTTAGATGGAGTAGGAGGAATAACAACCAAAAAACTAAACACTTTTGGTGTCACATCTTTAATTGATATATGTGTTAGGGGTGGTAGAGAAATATCAGAAATAACTGGAGTTACTAAAGCAAAAGCAGACGGATGGGTTTTCAATGCTCAAAAAATATTAGAAGATAATGATATGATTAGAAAATCTGATTTAGATATTATTGATTTGATGAACTATCAAGAAAACTTAGAGTCCATACCAACTAAATGTAAAGCATTAGATGATTTATTTGGTGGTGGAGTAAAACCCGAATGTGTTTATGAGGTTTATGGTGAGTTTGGTTCAGGTAAAACACAGTTTTGTAATACTTTGATAGTTGAAGCTATTAATAATGGTGATAATGTTGTATGGGTAGATTGTGAAGATACATTTAGACCTAGAAGAATAATTGAGATATTAAAAGCAAAGGAATATGCAAGTGAAAGAGAAGATTTAGAAAAAGCATTGAAACATATAACATATCTTTACACACCAAACACAGAACAATTATTAGGAACTATTAATTCATTATCTAAAATAATGCAGGAAAAACACCCAAAAATTCTGATATTAGATGGTGCTATAGGTCAATTTAGAGAAGAATACCTAGGTAGAGGAACATTAGCAGATAGACAAAATCAAATAGCCAGACTCATGACACATATTAAAAATATATCATATTATTTTAGATGTACCGTGGTTTTTACAAACCAAGTTCAAACCGATCCATCTATTATGTTTGGAGATCCAGTTAAACCAATAGGTGGTAATGTAGTAGGACATGCTGCAACATATAGAATATACTTTAAGAAATCAGGTAAAAAGAGAATTGCAAGAATGGTAGATAGTCCTGAACATCCAATATCAGATGCTGAATATAGATTAACAGCAAAAGGTGTTGAGGATATAGAAGAATGAATATTACACTCAAATGGCTAGATTATGAATATATGGGTTATATACGTCCTTACCCTAAAACATACGGAGGTTCTTATTCTACGTTTGCCTGCATTGATGCCATTTGCATAGTTCTCTAAGGGGTGACTAATAATCAACCCTAGAGAACGTATGAGATTCTCCAATAGAAAAGCAGTAATGTGGTTATTAAAAAATGGTTATGATGAAATCTGGTTAAAAGCACATGGTAGAAGACAAGACTTAGTATATAATAGAGGTGAATGGTATAGAGCACTTGATTTGTGGAATTTATTTGATGGAATATGTTTTGATGAAAAAGGAAATATAATTCTATTACAGATAAAAACAAATGCATGGGCTGCTGAAAAACCATTTAGAGAATTTCTTGCTGATAAGAAAAATATAAGAATACTTTCAATAAATGTACGAGGAAAGTTTAAAACTTGGGAAGTTCTAATAAGAAAATATGACTGAAATAATAGGAAATGGTGAAGTAGTAGCATTAGAAATACTAAAAGAATTATATGTTAATGATGACATAACATATAGTACACAAATACCATTCAAAGATCTCATGAGTAGTGATTTTAAGGATGGTTTATCTGAAAGACAGTTGAAAGAAAGTGTGGATATAGTACTTTACACATATTTTGAGACAATCTGTATCAGAGTTCAAGGTAGAGATCATAAAGGATCATTAAAAAGTTGCAGAGATACGGTACAAAAACAGATGTTAGAGTGGTCAAATTGTAAAGTTATTGATTTATGGTGGTATGACTGTCCAAATTTATTCAAAAATAAGAAAAATGATGACTCTATAAGAGAAATAAAGGAATTTATGGTAGGGTATTAGTCCGATATATTCAATAGATCTTTACCAGATACTGGATATTTACCTAGAATGATGTTGGTTAATAGTTCTCTATAACAATCAAGACAATACTTACCACCAGATACACTTACTGATTCATTAGAACATAGTTTACATGGTGTTAATATGTTAATATCTTTGTTATTTGACCATGGTAATTTAGCCATAAATAGATCCCTCTGGATCTTTATCTTGACTTTCTTCTGGGTTTTCCTTAACGTGTGTATGCATAGAATCCTCACTATGTAGATATTGATGCATTAATGTTATCTTCTGTTGTAACATTTTATCACCCATCTTTAACAAAGCTAATTCAATCTCACCATAACTAATATTATCCTCAGTGTATGTCTTATCTATCAGTTTATCCAACCCATTATAGAATTTATCCACAACATCTAAACGAATCTCTACCTGTTCATCAGCCATAGTATTTAAAGGTTGTAGAAGCTTTTAAACTTTATGACGTACTTTACTAATAATAGCCAACGTTATACCTATAATTGGTATCATTTCTAAAGTATCTATACCATAAAGAAAGAAATCAACTATAACCCCATGACCATGTAAGAACCCTTCACCCCATATACATTCAAGAGCCCACCATGAATGAGGAATCTGCATATATAGTATAACAGCAGATATTATGAGGCTTTTAGCCATATGTCTCTCATACCAATCTAAAAACCCCTTTATCACGCCCACAAATGTTAGTCAAACTTTAATACATATTAACCTATCTAGTAACATGGATAATAACGTTAGTGTTGATTTACGAATATATGGTGATGATCGTGGGTGTTATTATAGTGAAACAAAAAGATGTATAATTAACCTCAATAATCATGAAAGTTTATCTGATGTCTACAAGACAATACAGCACGAAGTAATACATTTCTGTATAGATGATATGGGTGAAAACAGTACAATGGATGAAGATCAAGAGGAAAAACTAATTTTTAATATGCAATGGGCTTTTTACTCGATATAAATCCATGCCTACCTCTAAATCTAGCCTTATTTCTGACTAATCCGTTACAACAAGAACATCTTAATCTACCATAACTCTTATTTTCTTTACTAAGAAACCTTTTACCTATGAATTTAGCACAACTTTGACAATAATAATTTAAACCCAAACTTTTAACAAATCTAGAACATATTCCATTACACATCCTTATTTAACTCCATCACTTTCTTATAACATTTATGACATAATGTTAATTTATCATATTGTATTGGATCAATTTGGAATTCACAAGTAAGACATATGTTACAAACTTCACAAATAATATCATTCATCTTTCTTTTTCACCATTGGATTAAACTTATCTAAAGCATATTCTTCATACACAGCAGTTGCAGACATAGCCTCCTCTTCAACTGAATCATAAATATCTAAAATATCTTTTGTAGTAAGTTTTCTACATCTATTTTTAGTAATTGCAGCCATCATACCATCAACATCTAGTATTTCCTTACCTTTTTCTCTACCAACAACATCAACTGTCATTAAAACAGAAAGATGGTATAGAAACCTCTCTCTATCTGATAGAGTCATTACACCTTATTTGCCAATGCATATTCATGCATTGATAATTGTCGTTTTAATCCGTCATCATCCATTTCATCGAAATATTCTTTTTTATCCTGATGCATAGGTATCCATAAAATTCCTTGTAATTCAATTATTCTTTTTATTGTTTTACTCCTACTGAAAACCATCTCCTTAATCAATATTTCAAGGGTTTTATCGTTTATAAACTCTTTGATTTTATTTTTTTTTATTTTTTTCGTGATCATTCCTTAAATAACAAACAAACCTATTTAAGTGTATCTAGTACTGCATTCTTGAATCTATTTGCAACTACAACTCCTCCATCACCCATGTTTCTAACATGTATTATCTTATTTTTACCAAACACTTCTTCAAGTATTCTACCACCCCATACATCAACACCTACAGACAAAACAACCATTTCATTAGCTTGTCTTCTTGCTTTTAATGATGCTTTTTTATTCATTTTTAACAAAGTTTTTGATGAAATATTATAACCCCAATTTTGATATTGTGGCTGTCCATCAGTGATCAATATGAGTAATTTCTTTCTACCTTTCATACGCTTCATAGTTCTTGATGCATAATCTAATGCTAGATGTGTAGGAGTTAAACAAAAACTACGATCAAGACATTCTGCTGATATCATTGCACAGTCTTCTATATTATTAATATCAGTAACACCCATTTCACCTTTATTATTACTAGACCAGACATTAGCTTTCAATTCTATATTTTGATAATCCTTAATAGAGTCAAAAAGTGTGGCAACTAAATTTCTCACTTTATTCATTTTATCATTAGTTTTCATTGACATAGATCCATCAATAGACATAACAATGGATAACCCATGAGTTATTTTTTTATCAACAAAACAATTATTAATATCGTATCCTCTTATTTTACCTTCAATATAAGATTCTACATCTATCTCATTACCATCATAACCTATAGTGTTTTTTGGTATTTCAGATATATTTCTAAACACTCTTCTTAGATTATGTGATACATGTTTATCAATTTCATAATAATTTTTTTGTCTTTCAACGGTTTTCAAATAAGTTGGTTTTATTACAACATTTTTATAACCATCATTCATCATATCCCTCAAATCATTTATTTCTTGTTTACCCTCTTCCTTTGATTCTTTAATTGCATCATCAATATCATCGTCATCTTTAAGCTTATCAATAAACTCTGTATCATCTTTAATTTGATTATGTTTTAATTGTTCTAAATCACTACCATCAAGTGGTTCTTTAACATGTTGTTCATGTTCTATTTTATCATTATCAACCCACTCATCAATTATTGGTTTTAATTTTTTTAATATAATTAATGCACCAAGTCTACCTAAAACATGTATATCTTCCAATGCTTGTTTATATTCATCAAAGTGATTATGTTCACAAGCTAGATCTTCTCTGAAAAATCTAATATTTAATAAAATATCAACAGGATTAGCTGTACATTCTTTATGTAATTTACCTCTATTAGTTCTGGCTTTAATGAATCTCTTTTCATTTGCTAACCATAGTTTAGCCATCAATGATTCTATACGTTGATCTTCTAACACATTCATCACATTCCAATATGTTCTCTGTCTAAGTTTATCTTCATCATCAACACACCATTTATCAACAAGTTTTTTAGCATCACCTATAGGAGTATCCATTATAATATGTCCTAACTCATGGTTAAACGCAGTAAACTTCTCAATACCTTTAACAGCAGGACTTGCAACATTAAGTACAAACTTTTTACCATTAAGATCTTTATCAATTACTTTGTTATCATCATCCCAATACACAATATCTATCTCACAATCTCTCATATGTTCAGCAATATCAGAGGTTTTTCTAAAAAACTCTTTATCACTTAGTAAATCTCTATCTCTAGCCATTATTTAGTCTCATATATACCATTTCTTATTTTACCAGCATAATTTTTATATTTTGGACTTGAATATTTACCAGCTTTTGCTAACACCATCAATGTTATATTTTTAGGATATTCAGTTGGATATGCAATCACTGTACATAACATACACATATTATATTTAGTCCAACATCTTTTTCCAGTCTTTACTTTAAATGATTTTTTACAATTTTTACATCTCATAATTGATCATCCCTCCATCTATCATAATCTAAATCATCATCATTACCATGACCTTCTTCATTACATACTTGACACCCTTCAATACTCTCATCTTCACCTCTACCATAATCACAATATCTTTCACCGTCACATTCAGGACATATATCTTTACACCCACACCCACAAGGAATTTCAGTGTCACCATCTGCATTTAATTTTAAATACCAACAATGTAAACATAGTTCAGGATCAGGTGATTTTACCTCATCAAAATTATGAACATTTTTACAAAAAGAAATGGGGAATGTCATTTAAATGACACCCCAAACGTTTCCTGTATTCTAGCCTTGATCAACTCATGTTCATTGGGATCTGTATACTTTATCATTATTGTTTCTTTGATGGTATCTAATAACACATTACTAATAATGTTAGGATCATCATCATCATAATCATTCAATAAATCACGATAAACATCTACGAACTGTATAATATCTCTAGGGGATAAAACATATTCAACATCACCCTTAGTTCTTAGACCGTATGTATCTTGTGCGAATGTCAATAATGGATCTTTTACTGTACTTTCTGGTATATCAGTCCAATCAATTATTCTTGTAAGTTGTTCTGATTTTGGGTAATCCCATACCCTACCAATGAATCTAGATCTTAGATCTTCTGTTAGGTTATTCACTCCAGCATATTCGATAGGGTTAGTTGTTGCAACAATAGACAATTTACAATTTTTATTTAAATTATAAGTTCTACCTCCAGCAACACAACTATTTCTCTTATCAAGTGGTCTGTTTAACCATTTCTGCATGTCGTGATCTAATGCACCTACTTCATCTAAGTATACTACTACATGACCAAAGTGATTACCAACCTCAAAAG